CCCAACAGGCGGTCGGTATCCGGATCGGCAGCCACATTCATCATGTTGTTGCCGGTGAATACGAGGCGCTGCGTGTTGACGGCATTCGATGCAGCGATGGTTCCCCACGCGCCACCACCGTCAGCGGTTTCGGTCGAGAGCGCCGTAGCGGCAGCCGACGCCATCACACCAAAGGTCAGGACCAGTGCGGCCGTGCTGGTATCCATGTCGGTGCAGTCGATCACCATATCGACCGGGACGCACCCGGCCGGCAGTTTTCCGAACGCGCCGATATCAGACGCATCCAGATCGGCAGTGCCCAAAGCAATGGTGAAACGCACCGTGACGTTTTCGGCGCCTTGCGGCGTCGGAAGCGGTTTGCGACCGGTCATGTAGTCATTGGCCGTCGCGGCATTTGCAAAAGTACCCATTTGAAGCTCCTTTTCTGTCAGTCAGGATAGGCCGGTGTTACCCGGCCCATTCCGATTAGCGGCTGGCCGCGGCGGTATCCAGGGAGAACACGCCGAAGTCGTTGACGGTGCCTTCCACATCGAAACTGACCTTCTTGACGCCAAAGATCGAGTTCGTGGAGATCACCACCTTGTCGCCGTTGTCGCGGGTTTCTTCGTGCCAGGAGAACCGTTGATTGGTGCCAGGCGAGCCAAACGCGATAACGCCGGCCTGCGAACCCATGAACAGGGCGCGAGCAGCTTCGACGTTGGCACCGGATCCGGCGTTGTTGAAACGGATGACGTTGCGGTGACTGTGCAGGATCACGCCCCGGTACATGCCGAGCGATCCCTTGAACAGTGCAGAATTACGGCCCTCGGCGCCGGCTGCAGCCTTCTGGATGTCAAGCCACTGACCCGTCGCGGTAGATTTGCGAAGGTCATCCTCCTGGAAGGTGTGCATCACGCAGACAAACGTTTCGTTGCCGTCGATCTTGCACGGCTGGAGCACCGGGATATTGGTTGCACCACCACCTTGGCTGTCGGCCTTGGTCTTGGCACGGTCCACGATGCGCAGCGAAAACACATCCTCCGAACCGATGTTGTTGAACGCGGTAGCACCACCCGTTTCCAGTCCAGCGGAATCCAGCGCGGCGCCGTACAGGGTGTGGTTACTGTCCGGGGATACCAGGCTATTGCCGGCACGGCCGGTGTAGCTGGCCGGCAACAGGAAGTTGGCATTCACACCACGGGCGCCGGACAGGTAGATAAACAGCAACTCGTCTTGCAGACGACCCCACCAACTCGACTGCTGGCGCTTGGCCTTCTCGCGCAGATTGTGCAGGGTGCGCTTGCGGGTCATGCGCCCGCCAGTATTCACACCGCAGCGAGCCTGATCGATGTAGATCGTGTCGGTGTAGAACTTCTGGGCTTCTTCCTTGCCCTCCAGCGTATCCTCGCCCTCGACCGGCGCCATCTTGAGCTCGGCCAACAGGTCATAGCTGATCTGCTCGCCAGCATCGGTTTCGAGGTCGGTCAGAATTTGCACGGGCACTTCGGCCTCGGCGCCGCGACCCATAAACCGCTGGTTGAAATAGGACTTGTGCGACGTGTCATAAGCCAGACTCGTCGCCCACCGTTTTACTGCTTTGGCGTCGTTGACGCCTACGATAGTGCGTGCCATAAGAAATGCTCCTTGGTCAGATCATCAACCGGGAGCACTCCTGCGCGCCCTACTGGGTACAACGACTACATCATGCCAAGCATGGGTCGAACTGTTTCGCCTGCCGGCAGTCTTTTTCAACCCTGACATCACGCGGAGCTGTCACCTTCAAGCGGGCAACCTGACCGCTCTTGTGTATCAACTCCACGTCGATTCCGACGCCCCCGGCGATGCGCAACACTTCGCCGGGGCGAACCTCCACGATCAAACTTGACCGCTGCTCGTCTGCCATCACACAGTCGCCAGATACTTTTCGCGCTGGGCTGGTGTCATGCGGTGCATCGCATCTTCCAGTGCCATCCCTTCCAGGCGATCCAGATCTGCAAACTCATCGCCGCCGACGTCACCCGGGCCATCCGTTCCCGGCACTTGCGCCAGCGTGGTTGGGACAGTGGACATATCCGGCCGACGTGGTGCCGGTTTATCGGCCGGCTTTGGTGCAGATGGTTGGGGCGCCGCAATTCCGTGCAGCGCCTTGACCCGCTTGTGTGCCTCGATCAAAAACCAGTCCATCGACTTGTCTTCGTTCGCTGGATTGTTCGCCAGCACCCGCACAAACTGATCAAGATCCTGCTGCTTCGCTGCATCAGATCGATAATCCACCTCGCCTGCTTTCGCGGTATCGGCCATGAACCGGTTAATCGACGCTTGCCATGCCTGCTCTGCCGTTTGCGTCTGCATCTCAGAGCTGATCTCGGCCTTGATCTCGGCCTTGCTCAATTCAAGGCGGCGTTGATTCAGCTCGGCGGCCTTGGTACGGAACCCATCGAAATCCAGTTCGCCAGACTTGAACTGTTCAGCCAGTGCTGATTCTTCTTCCTGAATTGCCTGCACCGCCACCGCATGATCATCCGGCAGCGCGGCTTGATAATGCGGCACAGCCTTCACAACAGCCGGCGTTTCGTCTGGCTCGGCGTCAGTCGTTGGCTCTACCGCGGCAAGCTCTACTGCCGCGGTCGTTGGAGCGGCTTCCTCTGCGACGTTATCACCATCATCGTCCTCACCGTCCTCACCGGTCGATTCAGGCGCCGCCAATACATCGTCGGCAAATTCATCGCTCTCGAGCATTTCGCGTTCCTCGTCCGTCATTGTGGCGAGGATGTCCTTGTCGAATTCCTTAGCACTCATGCGCTTTCCTTCCGTTCATTGAAATGCCGCCACTTGCCCGGCGACGTGGGCTCAACTAACCAAAAAACCCCAGCAAACGACTGACAATCGCGCCAGCCGCGAAAACCAAAGCGCCTGGCAAAAGGCTGGTGGCGGTACCCTCAAACACGCGCCGCCATGATTTCTTGTCCTCGGCCTCTTCCACCATTTTCTTTTCGGCCCAGTCGCATGCGGTAGCGCACGATGACGCCATGCGCAACTTAACCCAGGCGTGATGCTTGAGATGCTCGTCGTCGTGGGCAATCTGCTTGGTCACCCACAGGTGATGCTGATCGTGATGGCCGGTGTGACCATTGAGTACAGCCTCGCGCAACCCTTTTTCGTCGGCGCGCATCTTGTCGATCTTCGCGCCCAGCTCGTCGATTTTGACGCTCTGCTCATCGAGAATGGCCACCATGAACATCAACACGGCGCGTAGGTCTTTGTTCTCCATGGCCGTGGCGGCCTCCAGGATTTGCTTTTTTGTCTCGCTCACCACCGATACTCCCCGCCGATCCCGGCGAACCATTGCCCATCGGAGTCAATTGATGCGGCGACCCCACCGAAAACCTGCTTACTGCGAATCACGTCCTGCCGGATCGAGAGCCTCGCCACCTGGGCGCCATCCTTAACACCCACATGGACACCAGCCGCGCCGAGATGCGACAGGCCAACCCAAGGCAGCGGCTCGGGCTGTGCCCAGACGCGAGACTGGCCGGTCTCGGTGTCGAGCGTGGCGGACAGGGTGTAGGGCCTGGCCTCGGCCTCCAGCCGGCCGGTGGCGGTTACCCGCTCAGTCGGTTTTGCGCTGGGAAGCGGCACCGGCCGGTCCCGGTAGACGATGACCGTCTTGACCTTGATGGTCTCTTGGGGCTGATCCTTGGCTTGTGGGGCGGGCGGCAGGGGCGTACTGGGGGCGACCGATGCAGGCGGATTGCTCGGCCATACCCACCAGACGATCAGGGCAGCGGCGACTGAGCACACAAGGGCAAGCCCGATCATCGTGCGGGCAGTCCATCTCATTCCCCAACCTCCCGGATGCGCGCCGCGCACCACTCCAGCCATTCCGCCAGTTCGGTCGGCGATTGCCACATCTGCAACTCCATCGAGTCGATACGCACCGATCCGATGTCGGTGGCGCGGCTGATCTCCAGCGTCAATACCTCGCCGCCATCACCATCCTCGTCATAAGGGCGGCGGATGAAATAGCCAGTCAGCCGTTCCTCGTAGAGTTTCAAGGCCATCATGCCGCTCCCGTGAGGCACAGACGCATCTCGGCAGCGCGGCGCTTTGTGAGACCTGGTAGGGGTACGAATACCCCGGCCACGCGGGCGCGATCCCAGCGCTGCAGTTGCCGGCAAGCGGCCTCGATCTGGCCGGCCTTGAGTAACCGCGCGGCCGTACTCTTTTCTGTGTCGCAGGCTATTGCCGGCCCCAGGTTGTACGCGGCATCGGCGAAGGCCGCCAACACGTTGACCGGCAGGCCGGGCACGCACCGCTCGACCTGCTCGACCGTGGCCAGCATCTCGGCGTCCAGCATCGCGCGGCACTGCCCGACGCTGTAATGGTCGCCGAGCTTGACTCCGCGAGTCGCCCCGAAGCACACCGTTGGCACCTGTACCGGATCGAGATAGGCGTACTGCCGCAGCCCTTCGGCCGGGATAGCGATGGCCGTGGCAATCGCCGCAGCAGCAGAGAGTCGCCTGGCCTTTGGTGTCATGGCAAATCCCTCTGCGCCAGCAGCCGGGCTACGAACCCGCCACCAACCGCAACGAGCGATAGACCGGCGAACACACCGCGCGGCACGACATCAGCGAATAATGGCAGGATGACCTCAACCGCCGACAGCAGGCCAGCGATGATCATCAGCCGTATAGACCAGGCGCGGCGAAGGATAACGCGCCAGTCGTCGGCC